CATCGGCAAGCAATATCATCTAGCTCTAAACCATGCTCATAACTTTCACAAAAAATATATAGCGTTTTTTCGCTGATCCATGCTTCAACTGCTGCTGTTGGATCTTTGCCGAAACCCCAGTCAGCGCCATAATACGGGCCATCCCAAAATGGCTCCGGCTCAAATTCTTGCACCCTACATTTGGCTGCAAATATCTGCTCTTTACTGATTACTCGATAACCACCACGCCAAATATGATTGAATTCTCCGACGTCTAAATTTTCCCGATCCGCCAGCATTTCTGCCCATAGCAAATCAGATCGAAACGGATTATCGTCAATATTTACCGTTACACAAATAGCGTCGGGACGTGGTGTTTGAAAAAAACGATCAACCGGATCAGCTTCGTTTTCTGGGTTCCAGCTAAACCAAATTTCTGAGCCTTCTTTTCGCATTGTTGGGCGAAGGAGCTGCAGTGATCGAACGCTTAAATTCTGGGCTTCTTCAACCCATGCCCGATCAAAGCCTTCTAGGGATTTAATATTGCTGGCATTGTAATCCTGCATCCCCTTAAAAATGATCAAGCCCTTGCCACGGCGGTCTTTGATTTTATTGACCTGAATGTCAAAAAAATCGTTAATTTTTAAGGCATCAATTTTTTCTTCAATTAATTTCTTAACCGACGTGTCGAGCGTGCTTTGAACTTCCCGAATGCAAACTGATTGCTGATCGGGGTTACACAAATGTTCCTCGACTAATAGTTCTGCAAAAAAATGGCTTTTACCACCACCACGCCCCCCCTTAGCCCCCTTGTATCGCTTAGAAACTAATAGCGGCAATGCCCATGCGGGTGTCGGTATATCGAGCCTAATCTTCTGCTGGACTGCTGGCATGAATGACCCTGCGTTCAACGATTAAGTGCATCCCTTCATCTTCATCATCATCAACTTTATTTGCAGCGTTTTTCAGCTCCATTTCAAGCTGAAAAACTTTAACCAATGAGTTAAGGGCCTGTACCGCCACGCCCTTCCCATCGGGCTCATGAACTATATCCCACAGCGCATTTTTGATTTTATCTAAGGGCGATTCAGGATCGAGCGGAAGTGGAAAGGCAGGCGTTTTAGATATTCCGGAACTTATCCGGAATTCCTTTTCCCAATCGTAGGCCGTACTTTTTGCCAGCTGCGGCATTTGCCTTAAAATTTCCGACACCTTAAAGCCTTCCTGCAGTAACCGCAAGACTTCTGGTTTAAAATGTTCGTAATCAGATTTACGTGGCATGATTCCGGAATCAATGTCAAGTTGATTCTAGGATAACCAATACCGTTGTTCTATTTCATTTTTAGAGGTACAAAAAATGACATTGCCCACACTTTCTAAATTAAAAACGTCGCCAGCTGGGCAATATTTAGCAACTGCCTATCTTGTGACGTTCAAAATTCCTAGCGGATTTACTACAGATGCAGATGGCAACCGTGTTCCATCGGCTGTGGCATCAATACAGTTATCATGCCGACTCAAGCGGACATCTCCCAGCGCCAAAACTGATCGATTATTCCCTGGGACAGATCAGCACCAAACCATTTACCACGGCTGGGTCAACGAGGGGACGCCCCCCGTGTTCCCGTCAAAATTACGCCAGCAGAGGATATTAGTCGGCACTGTAACTATAGATGGGATTGCCGGACGCCTGGAATGCAAGCTAACCGCTATCACTCAAGGCTCAACTGCCGTTGGCGAGCGGTTTGATGCTAGATTTACGCCTGATTAGCAGCTACAATAAAGATCGAAACGCACCCTTCTTGATGGCCCCTGATGCGATGGATCAGGGGTTTTTTATCTGCGTCGTTTTCCATCCAGGCAATCGAATCTAGTCTGGTTCATGCCGATAAAGCATTCTTCTTCAGTCGTTGAAAACCATACGTAATACCCGGCGATCGCTACCAGGACAACGATCGAGCAAGTCATCACACCTAGCATCCATTTATTCATTCTTCCCACTCCTTTAATCGCAAACTGTAAGGCTCACCCGATAGGGTAGTTGTGACACTAACATGCCCATCCTTGAAGCCAACCGCTTTTATTTCAGTGGGCAATAGCGGCGTGGGCCAGTTCCTGATCCGAGACAACACACGGGCAGCCTTGGCCCTAATGTCGCCCCAGCGGTTACTGTAACCATCTCTTCTCCATGCCTCCACTATCAGGTAAGCCACGGTATCAGACCGGGCTGTTTTGCCCTCATACCCGTACCGCGCAGCCAATTGATCGAGCATGTCTATCTGAGCACTGCCTATTGTCGTTTTTAGATAGGCCATGCGTTGGCACTGATTGAGAACAATTGAAGCATTTTGCAGGCCTGAATCGGGACTGTAGCTGTATTTTAGCGGAGTCCATGCAATGCTGACAGCATGGCTACTGCAAAGTTCTACCCTGTCTTTTACCAACGACTGACACGTGCTTTTAAGAGCACAGTAGATGATGTTGACGCAGCATTTACGGCTGTGATCGAGTCGTCTATATTTCCTTGGCCGGGTGTTACCAGACGCCGTAATGGGACTGTCGTAGGGAGCCCCCGTGACATTGTTGATACAGGGGCATTCAGGGATAGCCAATCATACAGTTACCCATCGGCTATGATGGCGCGGTTTCTTTGGGACATCGAATACGCAGCCATTATTTTATACGGGGCAACGTTAAGCAACGGCGGTATTATTCCCGGTCGCGATTGGATCGCTGAAACACAACGGCAAGTTAACTTTGAGGAAGTGTTTGCCGATAACTGTAAAAGGGTATTCACGTAATGGCGCTAACGATCCCAGCAATTCGTAGTCGCATTTTATCGGTGTTAGCCGATGAGCTTGGTACGTATACTTATACAAGCAATGCGGGCTCAAGTGATACCAGTACAGCGTTTAAAATTGAGCGTGGTACGTATCCGCTGGGAGCTTATCAGGAACCAAAAGTAACCGGGCTTGAGTGTGTGCTTGAGCCTGAGATTGCGTCACCAGGGTATGCGGCACTCCTAGGCGGTGATTATGTTTGTGCCCATCAATCACGGATAACCCTGAAACAATGGGATACCACCGACACGACACTAACGGCCCGTGGTTTACTGTTAGAAGAATTCGGTAATTTGTTTGATTCGCCCCCTGTGCGGATACCCAGAGTCGAGGCATTAGGGGCACCAGAGCAAATGATTTTCACGTTTACACTACCTGCTGTTTCTTAATTAAGGAGTTCAAATTATGCCTGCAGCATCCGGAGCCCTCAACCCGCCCCAAGCGAAAACCGTGGACGCACGGATTGCAATCGTACCGATTGGCTCAACTACCCGCCCTACCCGTGCCACACTGACTAACTCTGCCGCCGATGTAGACGCAGCCACGGAAGGGACAGCCGCTAATGTCACAATGACACTGGCGTCAGACCCTGGGACGCTTAATATTCAGGTTGGGCAATACTTGCAATTTATCGATAGTTCGGGAAATAAGTATTTAGCCCGTGTGCGTACGACGTTTGCTAGTGGTACATCGTTAGCACTGGAAATTTGGGAAACGATCCCAGCTAACTCAACAGCAGTATTTCCTGCTCGGTTCAACATTCGCCAGTCTTTCAGTTTTTCTGAATCCGTATCTACGAATACGTTTAGTTCATTCGACCACACCACGTCCACCGTATCTATCGGTGAAGGTACTGGCTCTGTAACTGCTGATGGTGGCTACAGCTTTTATGATGCTGGTGGGTGGACTGCTAAGTATGCTAAAGACAATTCGCTCAAGGTGTGGATCGAGTCCGAACTTGAATCGCCCGACTCTAGTGTGTTTGGCTCTGGTGACTTTACTGGTGCGATCGGCGTGGTTACCTCCATCGACCAGACAGCACAGGATGGCGACTCGGTTTTGAGTAACTTTAGTTTTGATATTCAAGAAGTCGTCCGTACTAAGCCTGCTACCTAATGATGATTGACGCTCTGGTTTGCCCTGGGTTCTTTTGTGTCGCTTGTGAAATTCGCCCTGATGTGATCCTTGCCGATATTGCTTGGTCACAGGATGGAATGGCAGGGAAGCAAGTGACATTGAAAGAGCCCAAAAAGCCAGACTCAATTGAATATACGGTTACCCTGCCGGGTGATTTGGCTACACTCCACACTGAGGTAATTTTGAATCGTGTTTTCCATTGAATTTGAAGGGCAGCAAATTGAACTGCCAGCATTAGGCTACTGG